ATATGTGCCTCCCAGAGTGAACTGGGTAGCTCTTCTCCATTCTCGTCAAAGCTCTTAAGGTGATTATTGATGTAGTATTTCAAGACATTCAATGCCGATGCAGAGTTCATCACGCCGATGCCAGCAGGCAAAGAAGAGTCGAAATTAAAATAAATATTTGCTGCTTCAGAGCCCGCAGGTTCAGGCACGCCGTCGGCGTTAACGCTTGAAACAAAGTATTGATCATAGCCGCCTGACACAGGTTTTCTATAAGATTCAAAATTACTCACCGAAGATTTATGCCCAATACTAATTGTCTGTTCGTTTCCATGAGGATCAGTCAGTACAATCGAGGTTCCATTAAGCGCAAACGGATATTTAATTAAAACCCTAGCCTCAGAACCTCTTGTTACTCTTTCCTCGTTTCTCATTTCTTGAGTGGCTTCCATAGAACCGGAAGGCGGAAAAACAGATTCGGGGTGAAGGATTCCCTCGAAAGGGATTCTAAGATCAGGTTCTCTCGTAATAATCATTCCGTTGTTGGAACTTACAGCATCATTATCCTCTACTTGGGAAATAAATATCTCTGTGCCGTTCTTAGCTATCGGGAACCTGCTTGAAGTTGAATTTTTAGGTTGTTTATCCCACTCATAAAATGTTGGGGTGTATCTCTCCCCTTCAATGAATCCGTTAACGGAGAATGCCTCGTAAACAGGAAATTCATAATCCACAGTATGAACAATCGGGAGACCAGAATCAGTTGTTTCCGGGCGATTGTCAACCATGTGAACCGGGGTGGGGTTGAGGGACTGTTCTTTATTCAGGTTTGTCAGATAACAAATAGCTGATCCGGATTCCTCTCTCTCCACGTTCGCAATAATATCAAAAGAACCCTCTCTGTTTAGCTTGTTAATTTGATTTGCAAAGTTTTTCATAATTTGTTGTTCTGATAAGATGTTTCCAAAACCATCATCCAAATCAACAAAGACAATCTTCTTGCTGACGACACTTAGCGAGGTTGGAAGGGCTGCCACCTCTCCCGTAGTAGAATCATAGTATCCCTCTTTCCAGTATTTATCTGCGCCATTTTCGATAATTTCATAAAGGTTCGGTCTGGTTTCCCATCTCCAGCCGAAATCAGGAGTCGAAGACGGAGACAACTCGCCGAAGCCAGAATTAATAACAATCCATGATTCATTAAATGGGTTGTATGTCTCTTGAACTTCCAATTGCGTGTCTGAGATTTGGACCAAAGAATAGATCTTTTTGCTGCCCTTATTAACCCAAAAGCCGGGAACATTCTTTTTAGTGTCAATAGCTCTCTCGCCAACGTTTTCAATTGGCAAAACGTCTCCAACTTTTAAATCACCGGAAAGCCCAACTAAGCTCAAGAGCCTAACGTGTTCCCAAGGTTGAGTTGTTGTCTCTGGTGCATTCTCTCCTGTCAAGAAGACTAACGCTATTGGTTGCTCCGAGGATTCCTTCCAAGATGTGACATTTACCCCGTCCTTATAGTGAGTTGGGTTATTGAATCTGATCGATTCCGCCGAGTAGCCCTCATAAAGATCGTGTCCGCCTCCGAGGACGGGGAAAGGAAGCCATCTTTTTTCGAGACCAGCCGGGAGTGATGATGGGTTTTGATAAGTCGATTTCTTGTAACCCATCGGAACTTTATCATAATCAGAGCCATCAACATTTTTATTAATCGGAATCAAATATGTGTTGTGTTGTTCCCAAAATTTTATCCAATCTGCGTGGTCTGATTGACCATTCACAATACCGGCAAGAGGTATGGCTGAGTGTGATGATTCTGCTGGCGTACCGTTATAAGCCCTAGTTCCAGCGTACACATAGCTCGGATCAGTTGGATCATACGGGTACCAAGGTCGGTGACTTGACAGAGTGGAACAACCCTTCATCTCTTTTGATTTTTTTGTGTGAAACTGAAACTCAACTATATCGTGTTCTTCATGACCATCGTCCAAAATAATACCATTCGGATAGTATAGCGTCTCCATTCCCTGAAGCCATCCGTCTCCCCAGTACTCTGCCCAATTCTCTCGATACTCTTCTCCCTCTGATGGTTTAACGCCAAGCCTCTCTCTCCAGATGTTGTTCCATGGCGTTGTCATAGTTTTTTCACAGAGAGGGTGGTTTAATTCATCCGATGTATATTCCGAAGGTCTGCCTTGGGGTCTCGTGTCCGGTAAAACATTCAAGGCGTTTGCAAGTCTAATGGTCGCTGTAGCCAATGGTTCGGCTTTACAGACCTCTTCTCCTGAAGCGTTATTGAACGCTGCCCAATCAACCGCAATGCCAGACTTTACAGAATTGAACAGAATACCCGGTGCAAAGAAAGGCTGAATTAAAGATTGTACAACTTGCTCGTGATGAAACCCACAGTCAGAAGTAACTTTACTGCCCCAGCAATCAACAAACAAGCCTCCAAGTTGAATCGTTCTTGTCATCGGATAGAATCCATTATAAGGCAACAGCTTTTTAACAACGTTTGCTTTAAGAGAGAGCTTTGGAGGAGTGTCTTGAAGTAGGTCTTCGTGGTCTTCTATTACCAAATCAAAATTTTTGATAAAATCAGTATGAGAATAAACCTTAAAGAAGTCCTCATTCCATCCGGAAGCTTCTCCGATTCGCTCGTAAATATAAGGAACACCCAGTCGCCACCAGCCGATAGCACCAAACAAGCTGCCATCAAGCCACTTGTTTTTTACCAATGAGGAGTCTGGGGCTGATGTTACTGGAATTCCTAAAGTTTTAACACTTTCGTCTTTTGCTTGCGCTGCGCTGTAATGAAAATTGTCTGTGTTAGTTGGCACAGGAAGTTTCACCGGAGGCAATGCCGAGTCGATAGTCCTTTGTAAATCAAGGTCTTTCGACCAACCTTGAATTGTTTCCAGTTTCCCGAAGCTGGAGGAATTTACAAGATCTACAATATTGTTTGGAGTTCCTCTCTGACCTAGAAGGTCTACATTATAAAGCTCTCTGACATCATCTTGAGACAATACACCTGTAAAAAGAGAGGCATCACTCATGTATCCGTGAAATGGTATAGTTTTTAAACTTTGTGTGTCGTCAAATGATTTTAAAGTTGCAGAACCAATCGTAAGCTGGCGAATAATTCCCGCTTGACCGTTATGCGCCGCTCCCATAATTTCGTAAGTCGGATCGCCGAGAGTCGTAATATGTTGACCCAACGCTGCCAGAGTGTGGCTTTTGCGAGTTAAATGATCGTAATGTCTCAACTCTTTTAAGACACCGTTAACAAAAACCCTAACATGTGCATAACTGTTGATAGTTGGGGGAATATACTGAAGCACAACGTGATTCCAAGAGTTCTTCAAGGGCTCATAAGGCTGATTTTCGGTATTACGAACCGACCACACATTATAACTATATTCTATGCCTGATTGTTTAAAAACTGCTCTGCCGGGAACGGATGGTCGAACTTGTTGTTTTGAATCCATTCCGTAGAAACTATAAATGCTGTTTGCAGTTTTGTGAGGAACACTATCATAATAGACCAAGGAGCTATGACCATCTGGGAGTTTTACCACAGCCAACCCAAGATTAAACCCAATGGTTGAATAAGAAGCATTCGCACCGAACGCAGAAGTAGACGTTATTTTTTCTCCTGCTCCGCCCAAAGAGAATAAGCCATACTGACCCTGTGCTCTGTCTGAAGCATTAAACCAAATAGATACCGCCCATGGTGTCGAATTAGACTTCATCTCAGGGATGGAACTCGGATCTCCAATGTACAGTTGGGCGTGTTTATTTCGACCAGATGTCGTTTCAATCTTCGTGCTATTGATCGGGATTTCGATGGTTTCAGTCGATTTCTCGCTATTAAATCGAGAATCGTTGTGATTCTGCGTGTCGACTTGCGCTGCTTCATCCTCCCCAAGATTCAACCCGATGACTGCATCGGGGTATGAGACCGGATAATTGAACCTGTCTCCCTCTGAAGAGCCTGTAACGTCTGTTAGCCATGGTGTATCAAGTTGAGATGTTATTACCGATTTACTCAAGTCTACAAAATATACTGGTCTGTTGCCAGCATCTCCGTCTTGGGTCGCATAGTTTTTTCCAACAAACTTGTCTTCTATAAAACTGACCAGAGTCTCGTTCGTATCATACCAAAGATATGAAGGCATTAGAGCCGAAAAATTACTTTTGAGACGGTCTGCCTTCTTGAACGGATAATATGTTTCATCATTTTCAGATATAGTCGTCGCCCCTGTGTCGTGAGTGTAGACTCTTTCCTCTTGACGTTTTGCGTCACCACTACTCAAATAAGAAACTTTATCAAAACTTGCACCAGCCAGAGTCAAGAAGTTTTTATTTCTTGCTCTAAAGTTTCCGCCATTGTCGTTAACATAGAATTCCATATGTTCAGAAACACGATACTCTGGCACCAAACCATAATTTTGACCCTGAAGCCTTATATCATTAAATGAATATTGTTGGTAGTCATTGTACCACGGCGAAAGACCGGACATAAGTCCTGTGTTCCAAGACCAACCCTCTTCCCTGTATTTGCTTTCTGGGGTGTACGGTTGATAGAAAAATTGCATCTGGGGTCTTGGAGCCTCTGTTGGCAATTTATAGTTCGGTAAAATTGGACTGTAGTCACTAAGTTCCGGTAGGTTCTGAAGGGAGCCGATGGTATCCAATTCGCTTTGGTGAATTTTTGCCTTGCCAACCAACAATGAACCAACGTCCGTTCTTATTTCTGCATTGAACTCCGTTCCCGCCACGGAAGGACGGGTACGAGAAGAAGTTCTTCCTTGAGTGTTCGTAACTTTTTGTTTTAATCTCTCTGCCTGAGATAGCTCTTTTTCTTGTCTTTTTAACTCCTTTGCTCCGGCAGGATAAGAGTCTAAGTGCCCCAAGTAATAGCTATCTTCGTGACTAGAAATCCAAGCGTGGTAACGCTTGTCTCCGACGTAAGCCAATTCCCCAAGTACAGACCACTCGTTTTTCTTGCCAGCCTCATCAAATTCATTTTCCCTCGCAAGAAATTTCCAATCGTCCATACCCCAAAGACTGTCGTACTGCCTGAAGAGGTTATGTTGGTTTATCGACATGTAGGAATTATATCCGAGCGCACTTCTAGAGGTGAAGAACCTCTTTCTTTGGTTCCTGTTATCTTTCCAGAACGTTCTTAAATCTCCTGCCCGATATAGAGTCTTTTCTAAATCCGTTTCAAAATAGTGAAGTCTCTCTCTAGTTTCTTTTAAACCAACATAGCGGTGCTTTGGAAAAATATATTCTTTATATTCCAGAGACACAAATTTTGGGGAAGGCTCCACTTCTGAATCTCTATATTGCTCCACCAGAAGATCATACAGTTGACCCTTACACTTAACATAGCCGAGCCTGTTTGTCAAGTGAGGATTCGCAAAACCTTCTAAGTTATTACTGTATGTGTGTTTTAGTCGAATACCCCGGACGCTTGAAGCGGGGTTTAGACCGGTCTTCATTGGCATGTTCCAACCAATGGCTGGCTCCCTGTATCTCGAACACTTTGTATTGTCTACAGTTGCCGGTCTTGGGTATAGTGGATCATCCGTGTCTGGGGCTGATGCTCTTAACGGATTTGAAACCGAAATAATATTATTGCTTCTGTGCTTCCTAGATACTATATTTTCATAACCCCTGATACTCTTCCAAGTAGACGAAGCGTAGCCGCCGCCTCGGTGGTTCAGCAAGTTGTTTAAAAGTTCTGGTCCATAGTCATCGTAATTTTCTCTGCCGATAAAATTTACCGATTCATCAACACCGAACATGAGCCCGGTGCCAACATCATAATCAATAAGGATAGCTGTATTTTTTTCATACAAGCCACCAATGCCTGCATAGCTTTTTGTGTATGTTTTGTCTTCTGGTTCTCGGCTAAACTCTTCATACGTGTGCGTATCTAAAAATACTGGTCTGCCTCGTTCATCTTTTACTGGAAGTCCGGAATCATCAAGGAGGGGCTTCTTCGTTGAGTTTGAAATATTTGGAAACTCTCCGATATACCCATGAAGACTACAAAACCTTTCAGAGGTATTACTTGCAATCCAAGAATATTGCCAATCAGATTGAGGGATTTGATGCTGCACGAACCAATTATCATACACGGTTTCGCAGGTATAAGTACCTTGGCTCAAACTGTCCTCTAAAAATCGATGCCTTGCGTTTCTATTAACCTTGTGCCACGAAGCAACACAAAAATCGCCTGCTACTTTTTGATATTTTCCATCAACAAACCCAAAGTTTGAACCCGGAACCTTGCCAGTATCATCGCAGTCAAGATCGATCACGCCACAACAAGGGTCAAAGCCATTGTGGATGTACAGGTGTCGGAACCCACCAAATTGTCTCATGTGATCATGGTGCCAATGATTAAGGTGCCACCTTACTAAAAAGTTTCTATAATTTAAAGAATTGTACGGTGTGAATTCTTCTGTTTCAACATCGAACGCTCCACGAGCATTTGTATCAGGAGAGCCGGGTGCCGAAAACCTCTCAACAATGACATGTTGGGTCTGCCCAAACGCTTTACTCTGTTGTGGTAAAGAATCCCCAGCCCACTCATCAACAAAGTTTCCGGGAGTACCCCACCGATGTACTTTGCTTCGATCAGGCAAACGGAAGTCGTACAAGTCTACCACGGCATGGTCTCCTGCCGAGTGATCATCTAGTAAGAGACTAATTCCTTGATTCTTTACCAAATATCTATTTTGCAAACCCCTTCCGGAAGTCTGGACTACTTCATAACCAAACCTATAGTTTCCTAAAGTTGACTCAGCCTCTGAATTTAAAATATTATTTTTGTCTAGGTTGCTCCAAGAAGGTATGTTTCTAATGTTAACAGGTCTCTTAGCAGTCTCGCCTCTGAACAGCCCTGCACGAGGGTTGTTGACATCAATAGAGTCTGGAGACACATACGCTGTTCTTGAGATGTCGTACAGGTAAAGTTCCGGTCTACTCAGTTGATCATCTGTCGCAGTAAAGTTGATGCCCACGTGTCTGTGCTGGGAGCCACCAACATGTGCTTCCGTAAATGGTCCCTGCATTGGAACTTCTTTGTCTTCGCCATACGAATCCCCAGTCCTGTTGGTGATAACTACCGGACCTTCTGGCTTTGTGTATTCGCTATAAAATGCTCCGATCGTACCCCACATCTTATTTAAATAAGAGCCCTCTGGCGTGTTCAAAAGCCCGACCGTAGAATCGGTCAAGATCTTTTGTTTCAACGGCGCATCATCAGTACATTTTGGAGACTGTAGCTGCTCTCCAATTTTCAAACCGCCAGTTGAGCCAAAGGGAACAACCGATCTCAAGAACTCCACTTGACGCTTCTTAGACGGACTATTGGAGCCTCCGACGACAGGTTCAATAAGAGCCACAGAGTGCTTGTATGGTTTTGAAAGTCTTCTTGTCGCATAAGTAGAGCCCTCATAGAGTGTTCCGGAAGCGTTATTCAAGAGTCTTTTCCCAGACTCGATCTTAACTCCGCCTACTTCAATTAATTCTGTTTGCCCTTTAATATCACGAACAATGGACTGCCTAATCTGCTCCCTAGTTTCGTCAAGGTTTGAATCTCCAGATGTCGGAACATCACGTTCCGCTCTCTCACTCCACCAATCGCAGTTTTCATCTTCCGTCGAATCTGGTCCTTTGTGACCAGAGTTCCAGTCATAGGTCAATTCCCTGATCCCTCTAAGATTTCCCTCAATCGGAGAATCCTTCATCTCTAAAGTCGGAAATTTAGACCAGTACTTGTTTCTTTCTAGTACGTGGCTTTCTACCACGGTCCTCATGGACGAAGAGAAATTTGCAGAAGCTGGTATTAGTTGCTGCAACATTTCATTTAGCGAAGAGTCCAACCATTTATAAAAATCGATATATTTATCAAGGTCTGGAGTGTTTTCAACTTTATTAAAAAACAACTCTCTCAGCTTTCCGAGATCTTTATATTCCATTCGGTATCTGTGAACAGGTTCACCAATAAGATTATTAAAGTCTTGAATCGAAGCAAACATGTTGATCATTTCTTCTGAAACAGTCTGGTACATGCTCTTTTCTACTGCCCAGAAGTGTGTAACTGGTCTCGCCCCTTTAGCAAAAACATCGTCATCACGCTCTGCGATGTCGATCATGTCTGAGGAGTTTAAAGTTTCTGGTAGTTTTGTCTTTGCAGAGTACGCATATTCTCTGTCCACCACCTGTGTATCGTTTGGTTCAAAATAATCTCCTTGTGCTGGGTAGCTTTTTTCTATAATGTTTCCAAGCCAACCCCACTTGGAGGACTGCTCTATAGAGCCAGAAGATAAATCGTGTGCGAAAAAGGTAGCATCATTTGTTGTTGGGTTGTTTGGGATCCCCGGTCCAGATTTTTGAACTGTCGAAAAGTCCCAATGTAGTGCAAGAGTTTTTATCTGAGGGATATGAATACCACCAGAGGCATCAACAAATGAGGTCTGTGAAAAGTATGCTGGCTGGTGTGGTCTTTTTCGTCCAAAAGATTTTGCATCATATGCATGTAATTGTACCGTCTCATTATCTAAATAATCAAACCAATACCTAACGTCCGTTATCCTAACGTCTGATTTGTTCAACACGTTAAGGCTGTCAAAGCCAGACCTTCGGGCTCCTAAATAAATTCTCTTATTCGATTCCATGTAATTTTGGAATAAAGCAAAATCGAAAGGAGAAGACTTGAGCGTAAACTCTTCTTCCACAACGTCAAGCGTCGTGTTTACACCATAAACCTCAAGAACATATTTAATATCTGAAGCTGAAGAAACGAGGTCAACAAGCATATCTCCGTCTTGCCAATATTTATCTTCAGGACGAACCCGAACTGCAAAATTCCACTTCTCATTATTGTAAGATTCTTTGAAGTAGTTCGTCGTCAAAGTCTGGTTTATTCCAAAGCCAACCTTGATCAGAAATCGAACGTCAGGGGAATTAACAGAGCGTCGTTGAGTAAACAACTCTACGCCTTCTGACAAGATTTGACCGACAGAGTTGACCGGATAAAAGCCTGCTACTGACGAATATGGCATCGAAGCTTGGGGGTAACCAAAATCAGGCTTCACATAGTCTGGATGATCTTCGGATATAAGTTTTGGAAGCAAAACTTCCATTTCAAAAGTTGTTGGTACAAATTTATAATCCACACCTGCTGGACAACCTTCAATATATGTTTGAGAGTTTATGTTTTCTTCATCATCAATCTGATATACTGTCGATTCATTATTTTCTTTCTTTAAAAAATCTACATAATTTTTCTTGACAGATGTAAATTTTCTGTTATCCTCAAGTTTATAAGTTACGTTATCTGCATAAAGATTTAACTTAATCAGTTCATCGTCAACACCAAAGCACCTAATGAGGTTCTCAAAGGATTTCTCGGTACCCTTAGTTTTGTAAATATACACCAAGTTGTTGTAGATGTTCTGGTAGATGAGGTTTTTAATTACCTGAATGTCTTTCTCGAAAACTCTTTCTTCATCTCTGCTCGCAATTTCCTCAAGAACTGTAGCATCAACAAAAATGTCCGGAGTAGAGAAACCCATGGACAACAACAGGTCTTTGGAAAACGGATACGGGATTTCTTGCATTTCAGGATCATCATATACCATATCTTTCAATCGTGGTAATTCCTGAATCTGCAAGTGAAGCTGATCAAAATAACTTGAGACAATTTGAGACAATTGCAATAAGTTACCGTTGTCTTCTTCTGTCATCCAATGTGGTATTGAATTAAAAATCGAAGCGTTGTTCTGTAAATCCCAAACACGACCAATGTTCTTTTTTTCCTCCAAAAGAGAAACCACGTCAGGATGATTTGGATACAAGATTGGGTCTTTGGATTCAGGGCTCGTAATTAAACCCGACTCATCAAGGGCTGACTTAGTGCTCCTTACTTCCTCGTTATAGTTTACGATGCTTCCGTTAGAAGCCCTTCCCGAGTAGTCGATTACATTCGCATCTTGACAAGTGAACCCGCCGGTAGATACACACTTATCATCCAAAACACCTTCGTTAAACTTGTAATACACGCCCAAGTCAGAATTGGCTCTATCCCGGACTGATATATCCATTTCGTTGGAGCCTCCTCCGACTTGAGAGAACCAATTTCTGCGTATTTCTTTGTGACTTCTAGCCTTCTTCCAATATCTAAACTCATCAAAAGAAAAGTTGCCAGAACCCCAATCTGCAACAACTGATTCAGGAACAAGACCGGCAGCGATAGCTGCGTCAACTGCGTTTTGGAATGCCAAGCAAGCGTTTTCAACTGCGTCTTCCCATGTTACAGCAGCCGCCTCAAGAGAGGCGTTGTGTTTCTGATGGGCTTCAAGCTGCTCAAGGGCATCGGTATACGAATCATAAGCTGCAATGTAGTCGTTAAACGTTGTCTTGACGGCAACAATAAGAGGATGAATACTAGTCATAACAATAAATAGTCCCTTGGTGGATTCTTATTTATAAGTAGTCAGCAGCAAATATTGATTGTAGATAAAAAAATGCCCCCCTGTCGAAAAACGACAGGGAGGACTTTAGTTTTTAAACTTTATAATTTATTAGAAGATAATAAAATATTATACTTCTTTAAAATCACCATTTACGTCAAGTTTCATTCCGTGTTTCCACTTAATTGCTTCAACCAGTTCTGCAAATCCACCACCAAATGGTAAAGTAGCAATAGCTACTCCGCCCTGAGTTGAAGATAATGCTGGGAAGGCATCGCCAACCTTAACACGACCTGCGTGGTCTGCATCGCCGGAGTAAAGCCCGGATAAGATGTTTGCACCTGAAGCATCTTTAGGCTGAATTGACCAAGACTGATAATTGTCTTGTTGCTCGCCGGGAGTCGTTGAGTCAGCAGCCCAGTAAGCTGGTGTTGCAACGCCTGAAACATTGTCAGTCTGATCTGTTGCTAGAACGTAAACACGCTCTTCGCCGATTACCTGCCCGACGGAAATTCCGCCAGAGCCAGCACCGCCGCCTGCTTCAGCATCAGCATGATCTACATCACGTTGGTTAGCTGTACGTTGACCGTCGTACTTGAATAAGAATTCAGACTTAAACGCTTCTGACCACTCTCTTGTTGCCTTTTGAGTGTTTTCAACGAATAGATCGTCTTGATCCTGTCTAACGTCTCTAAGGTGTTTGATAGCCTTCACAAGTGAAGTAATGTCTACTGTGCTTTGAATCACTCCGCCATTACCGTTATCCATCTCAACAGTTACAGTATGTTGCGACTGAACTGGTAGTGCGAGGATAGCTGCACGAGTCAAAGGCTGACCCGGTGAAGCAATTGCATCAAGACGGGTTAGAACCTTGTCAAGCCCAGCATCTCTGCGCTCATCTAGACACGTATCAAGACCCGCTTTGCGTGCCTCCATGAGGTCTCTAGCAGTTTTCAAAACAGACCATTCAACCAACTCTTCGTTAGATTTATCCATCATGTCGATCATGCCAACAATAGCCTGAACTAATGCAGGGTGAGCAGCTTCAAGATAATCTTCCATTGCTTCAGTAATATCTGTAGCAAATTGCTCATCAGCACCGTTATCGGCGTTGATTAAAGCGATCATATCATCAAGCAATTGCTGTTCTGGTGCGATGTCATTCGTAAATGCGTCACAAATATCACCTTCATTCAAGTCTTGAAGGTAACCAACAATTCCGTTCTCGGAATTGTCATCAAGTCCAGCGACGGACGCATTGCTTGAACCTGTAACATTGTCTTCGCCAGAAGTAACAGTATCTTCTGATGGTGTTGGACCACTTGCGCTTGCGCTGTAAGCCAAGACCGGACTAGAGTAGGCGTAGTCGACAATAACATACATCTCGACAACTGGAACCTGAGCCGTTCCGGGAAATGATGAACCGCCAAGTTCATGCATCTGGTCCGTTGCCATTCCCGCAGTATCAATGATATCAGAAGGCAGCAGACTGCCCAATGTAATCTCATATACGTCACTACCCGGTTGATACATATTGTATGCGGTTTTTAGTGAGTTGTCAAGACCCATGAACGTGACGTTTCCATCGAAATCGATCGAGCTACCAAGACTAGCGAATTCGCCTTGAATATCCTGATATGAAAGAGCCTGATCTCCGGAACCAAGATCGCCACTAAATTTATATTTAGCCTCGCCGCCCATTCCGTCGAGTTTCACGTGAGTGATTCTAAAATTTTGTAAAGCCATTATTATTTTCCTCCTATTTTATAAAAAAACAATTTACATATTACCCGGCTGGGGTAGTAATGTTTAGCTTGATACACAGGAGACAAAAGCCCACCTGTGCATCAATGTAAATAGGTGGACGAATGGTATTATCTCCCTCGTTTTCGCCTAAGATTTGAAAGAAAATAAAGAAATAGTCTTTAACACGACCAAAAGAATAAAACAAGTGAAAAAAAAATGCCCCCCTGTCGAAAACGACAGGGAGGACTTTAATTTAAAAAATAAACTTTTTATCTGAGATAAGTATTATCTCTCGACAAGGTTACCACTAACTTCCTTCAAGCTATGCTTGATGAGAATCTGAACTCGAAGTTCGTCAAACCCACCGCCGAAAGTCTTTCCGGCAAGAGAAGCACCACTCTGGTCAACAGAGTTCGCTGGGAATACTCCACCTACAGAGACTCTACTGAGTTCTGCATCTGAAGCGTCACGAGCCATAACACTCTTAGCTCCAGTAGGGTAATCATCATCAGTCGAACCAGCAGTATCATACTCAGCTTCTGCGCTAGCTACATCATCAGAAGTATCTGAAGCGATAGCATAAACTGCGCTTTGTCCAAGTTGATCACCAATGGTGATTGTGTTGTCAAAAGAAGCATCTTGAGCATTAGCAGTTCTGAGTGAATCATATTCAAACAAGAACTCGTTCTTGAAGTCTTCTGACCAATCGACAGCAGCCGCATCTCTTGCATCATCGAATGCAGTTGCAGCAGCCAATCGCTTGGCAGCAAGATTAAGCAGAGCCTTTCTTATTGAAGTGACCGGAATCTTAGCAGTAATATAGCCGCCGTTGCCATCCGGGTGATTAACGTCTACGAAGAACTGACCTGCTGAAAAGCCATTCGTTCCGTCACCTTCGGTAACTCCACCAGTTGGTGGGCTTGCAACCAAGTCAGCTTCGCTAACAACAGTCGTACCACCGACTTGAGCAAAGAGTCTGTTAAGAACCTTCGCCAAGCCGAGAGTCTTCTGATCATCCAGACAAGTGTCGAGCGCAGCCCTGCGAATCTCTACAAGATCTCTCATGTGCTTGAGATATGACCACTCAACCAATTCTTCGTTGGAGTTGTGGAGCATCTCAACCATGGCAAGCATAGACTGGACCAATGCCGGATGAGCGGCTTCGATGTAACCTTCCATTGCGTCAGTAACATCTTCAGCAAACTGTGCATCTGCACCATTATCAACATTGATCAGAGCAATCATGTCGTCGATCAATTGCTGTTCTGGTGCGATGTCACTCGTGAGTGCATCACAAATGTCGTTTTCTAAAAGATCCTGCAAGTGACCAATAATTCCATCCTCGGCGTTATCGTCGAGTGGAGCAACCGAAGCTGGGCTGTTTGAAGCACCATCGTCCGCAGAGGTGAAAGTGTCAAAGGCTTGAGCAGCAGCAGCAGGTGGTTGGATCGCTGGTACAGCAGCAACAATTGGTCCGCTCATGGGAGCGACTGGACCGTATCCCGGTTCTGGTTGGTAAAGGATTGTTGATGGATCACCAGCAGCACCGGCTACATATAGGTCCATGTTAACCGACGAACCGCCGGGACCGGACATAGTGATGGTAACTTTAAGTGAGTCAGCAGATGAATCAGCCGCAATCAATTGAGCAGCGACATCTTTGCTCATCTCGACACCATTGCTGTCTAGAATCTTGAATTCAGACTTGTTGATTCCGTCCGACGGATCTGCTGAAAAAGTATAGGTCCAAGAACTTGGTGATGAAGATATGAGAAATGAGCCGCCGCCGGATGAACCGGATGAACCGGATGAACCGCTGGTTGCTGCTGCTACAGTTTGAAGAGTTACGTCAATGACCAAATCAGAGGATCCAACGCCGCTGAACCAAGCCGATGAAGTCCCGAAGTTCGGGTCAATATGGGTCGCCGATGAGGGCTGGTTGTGCGTCTGACCAGCCAATAGAAGACCGTTGGAGACGCTGTGCGCTCCGGTGAAATGGGCTGCTGGATAGTCAATGTAGGCTCCTAGGGGAGCCACGCTTGGGTCGATAGTAATTCTAACGTCGTCAGAGCCAAAGTGGGCTAAGTAGTCGTTTTTGTCAATATTATTGCCCGAAGCGTCTTCTGTGAAGACTTTGTACGTCCCGCCCAAGAACGCTTGGATCCTCAGTTTAATTGGTGTGTTTGTTATACTCATTATTATTTTCCTCCTAAATTATAAAAACAATTACATATTACCCGGCTGGGGTAGCAATGTATGAGTTAAGACGAGCTTGCAAATTAAGCAAAGCTTCGCCCGGTGGTTCAAACGATGCTGCCTCGACAGAATCATTCTCCTCACCGTTTATAAATAGGGTACATCGACAGTTTCCGCTGTCGGTATTTTGAAATGTAAAGGCATAGTGGCTCCACCCAATTCTTGAAAAAGGATGAATTTTTGTCTGCTTTGTCGGTGAGCTACTGTGGGTATAATTTCCAACTTCAGTTTGTAATATTCCATGGGAATCAATTTTAAAAGTTACTTGAAATAATTTTGTCCCACCATGAAGAAATGGCTTGTGCTCGATTGTCATCCGAGTGTCTAAATCTCCATTCCATAAATCGAACAAGGCAACTTGAGAAGTAGGATCTTTATCGGTCTTCAGCCAGAACTCAACTGTGTTCCCTTTTTCCCCCGACATATAAAGATTAGAGTTTCTGGCAACCTTATTATATTCTTCTGTATCGTTCCAAATATTTGCACGACCATTCTTTTCAGAGAAGATTTCAGATAGTGTGTTTGTTTTTCCATCTGGGGCGTTTGAGCCGTGGGGTTTATTATAGTGAGGATGTGGTCCTCCTTTAAACTCTACATATTGAGGGTACTCAAGCAAGGTCCACTTTCCGGACAACCCATCGTCTTGGATAATATTTGAAGTCTTGTTGAACTCTACATATCCCGTAGTTTTCGGATACTCATTCCTAAAGAACCAACTGTCTAAATATGTTGAATCGTTATGCCATTTGTCTTGTTCCGCTAGTGAACCATCATAAGGATAAGTCCTGTAAATATATTTAATAGAGTCTTCGTAATACTTTTCAGCAGAGCCATAATGGGCAAAGAATTGAGGGTCTGAAAAATCCTGCTTCGGAATAAATCTGCCTCTTTTCCCCACTTGGCTTTTTACATATTTCATCGATTCTACTTCGTTTACAATCTGGTCTGACTGTTGCTTAGTAACGATTTTTCTGCTGCCAAACAGCTTTTTAATACTCATCTTTTACTCTACCCTAAATTTAAAAACTTCTGGTTGCTCTCGATATTCTCCGTTAACAACGGTCATGAATTGGATTCCATAAGAGTATCCCTTCTCTAACATACTCATATCAAAATCAAAATAGTTTCCATCACCATCATAAGACAGCTTTGTGTGACCGGTGTCCTCAACCCCATAATCAAAAATTACAAACTCGTCGGCAACTCTAAAGACCTTATAGTATATATTTTCTATGACGTAGTTTTGGACCTCTGCCTGTACTTTTGTGTAGACGTTCGGACACCAATTTTTTGGTCGGACATAGAGCCGGAATCTCGCTTTTTCTGTTGTACGGTCGCCTTCAGGGTCTCTACCAAGATAAGATTTTTTCATGTTTGTTATTGAAACAACATATTCCTGAACTGTGTTTGTGGTGCTTGGCTCCACTTGTTTCACTTCTAAGGTCTCACTATGAAACAAAGTTGCGCCGTCTACCCACTCTAAGTAGACATCTTCAAGCTGAGTATCTAAAATCACGCTTGCGGAGTACACACCGGTAGAAGGATTCTCAACCACAAACTGATCTAGTTGAGTTTCTTTTGCGCTGGTGGCATAAACTACTAAACTTGCCGGTGCTTGACTTGGGGCAGCCAACTCACCATTTACATAATTTTTGAAGTAAATCTTATGTGTGTTTTGAGGAACCGTCCTTAGTGGATGTTGGGCGTAGAAGTTTGATCGATTATCGAAAGTTGAAGAATCCCACCGAACCTCGATACAGGGTCTTAGAAAGAAATATTCAGAACTTCTAGCAAAAAACTTTTTAGTATAAAAAGAGCGAGTTGCCGCTTCTTCTGACTGACCCAGCTTTAAAATCAGCCCTGCGTCCGAGTATTCGGACGCATCTAAAGAGTTGATATATGAGGTGATATCAATGACAACATCTTCAGAGCCATCAACAAGTTCATAAGAACCGATCGGGGTTGGCGTTGCCGTACCGTAAGTTCCGCCTGAGTTGGTCCAAGAAACCGTGTCAGAGCCGCCTGTAAGCCTCGCTGCGCCGTTTGAGCCGCCGGATCCAATCGCAGTCCAATTAGAAGAATTTCTTAATAAATTACCGGAGTCAGAAGAGATATCAATTGTTATCTTGTCTCCTCCAATGTTTAGTGCAGTTAGATCAATTTGACCGTTTACGGAGAGGTTTGCCTGAGCATTCACCAGCAAGGAAATATCGGTTCCCGATGCAGTTAATGCTGTCGCTATATCTGCCGCTGTTTGTTGTGCCCCAGCAACATTCGGCTCAACAGAAATTGAGTGACCGCCGATGACGACAGTAATAGTCGAAGTCGGGTTCACATCTATTACCAATGTGCCCGTTGCCGGATTTGAAAGTGGATGAGAGTCATATTTTCGGTCTGACCAGCTTGCTGCTGCTGATTGTCCTCTCAATCCCCTGTCTGTGTAGTTATCTGCATCTTTTCCGTAACCTTCGTCGAAAGACTCATCTAGAGCATACAACTCTAAGGAAAAATTGTCAGGGAGAGTGTGCGGGTGTACCGCATTAAAAAGTCTTAAAAAATACTTTGAGCCCGCTGGAATTGTTGTATCGGATAAAATTGAAGACGTATCAAACTTCAAAAGAATTCGTGCCGATTCTCGGTGAGGTAAGATAGAGATTCTTCCATCTTTTGTCTTCGTCGAGGTCTCAACTTGATCGAAGAGAGTGAACACTTCCAACGTGTCAGCTTTTCCCATGTTACTGTTCGTTGCACGGGTTTTAAGATCCTCAGCGTATGCATTCGTTATAGTTGTATCCGCTGTTGCGTAATATCTTTTAATAGCCATCAGGTCACAACCCCCTTGATATCGTCCATAAATTTAATCTCCATAATTACATTATCTGGCACATAAATGTGGCGACCATCTGCTGAAATGTTTCTATCTACATCATACCTAATATCAGAGTAAGCTCCTCCGACCTTCTGAGATACTTTTACAGTTTTTACGTCCACTACTCCGTCCACCTTATTTAATAAGGCGTAGATTTTTGTTAAGTGAAATGCTTCTCCGATCTCTTGGTGGGTCTCGAAATACTTTTCAAGAGCGGCATAACACCTTTGTAGAACATCAAACTTTGATTTCTCGGCTGCACCTACAACCGAAAAGTCTAAACCAATGTTTACAATTTTTGCATCGAGAATGTCGATTGTATCATTAATCATCTTGTTCTTAAGGAGCCAAGTCTTTAAATTTCTTTTTACTGTATAATTGGAAGTCGCAAGTGTTCTGTTTCTCGCCTCCGAAATAACATAAAGATTTAAATTCCTTTTCAGAGAATCAGGGTCTCTAATAATTTTACACCTTTTGATTCCACCAAACTGCTTTGGCATCTGATAAACCAACGCTTCATAATCTCTCTGTGTTACCGCTCTGTTTTGGGTTGCAAAGACATCATAAATTCTTCTTTTAATTTCTGTTGAATTCGGCTGTGATACCGAACCTAAGATGGGTTCTTCGTTCTCACACTCCAGAGATTGCTTTACAAAGTCAATACCCTTCAGAGTTATTAAAGACGGATCTGGAAACTCTATCGTAGTTTTACCGACCTTCGTGATTGTTCTCGTTCTCGCATTGACGTTCCTTGAGGTGTTGGCTCGATAAA